CGACATCCATATGCGCAAGCCGGGTCTTGAGGACTGGTTCGTCCGGCACGTCACCCTCGCGGAAGCCGTCGCCGCCGGGCGGATCTCCCAGGCGTGGGCCGACCAGCGCCGCAAGCAGTGGGGCGCGGACTCCGCGCTGTACGCCAACCGCGTCTTGGGCCAGTTCCACGCGAGCGACGAGGACTCGGTGATCCCGCTGGCGTGGGTCGAGGAAGCCGTCGAACGGTGGCACGCGTGGGACGCCGCCGGCCGCCCGCCGCTGCCCGGCCGCCGGTACCTCGGTGTCGATGTCGCGCGCGCCGGAGGCGACTCCACGGTGTTCGCTCACCGCACCGGGTTGGCGTTCACCGAGCTGGAGTCCCACGACCGCGAGAACACGATGATGACCACCGCCCGGGTGCAAGGCATCGTCGGCGACGGCAGCGAGATCACCCCCGTCGTGGACTCGATCGGCGTGGGCGCAGGCGTGGTCGACCGGCTGGGCGAACTCGGGGTGCCGGTGCTGGCCTACACCGGCGCGGCCAAGACCCCGGCGCGGACGCGTGACGGCCTGTACGGCTTCAACAACGTCCGGTCGGCCGCGTACTACCGGATGCGCGAGCTGCTCGACCCCGCCTTCGGCAGCGAGGTCATGCTGCCGCCGTCCGACCTGCTGATCTCGGACCTGACCGCGCCGACGTGGACGGTCGCCACCGGCAACCCGCCGACGATCCGGCTGGAGAAGAAGGACGACCTGATCACCCGCATGGGCCGATCCCCAGACGAAGGCGACGCGGTCGTGATGGCGGCGTGGGCTGAGAACCTGGCGTCCGCCTCGGTGCAATCCCCTGCCTCGCGCGACCGGGTCGGCCGCGCGTCCGCGGCGGCGGCCCGCTACGGGCGTTCCATCCGCTGACCGGGCGAGAGGAGAGGCCCCGGACCGTGCGCGCCTGACGGCCCGGGGGCGAGGGGCGCCAAGGCCACAGGGTGCGATCCATCCCGCGCTGTCCGGACGCTGGCGTCAGCTGACCGACGTGCCCTCGCACCTCACCCTCCCACACTCGCACCGTAAATCCTTCGGTACCGTCCCACTCTCACCGGAAGATTTCCGGTCTCAGGGTTACGATCTGGCTCGTACCAGCAGATTTTCCCGCTCGGAGGCCGCCCCGTGCTCTCGCCCGCCGCCCTAGTCCTCCTGGCCCTCGCCGGGTACCGCGCCACCCAACTCGTCGTACACGACTCCATCCTCGACGCACCCCGCCGCCGCCTGGACGCCTGGCAGCAAGCCCGCCCCAACTCCGCGCCCCGCGAACTGCTGGTCACGCTCATCTCGTGCGTGTACTGCACCGGGTGGTGGGTGGCCGGCACGATCCTCGCCACCTGGCTGCTCGCCACCGGCACCTGGGACGACGCCCCCTTGGTGGTCCACGGCGTCGAGTGGTTCGCCGTCGCAGGCGGCGGCGTCCTGCTCAATCGGTGGGACGACTCCCGTAAGGACGCGTGAGCCATGAGCGACAGCGTCGTTGCGACCGTGGCGGTCGTCGTGATGAGCGCGGGAGCGGCCTGGTCGGAATGGGTCAGCTACCGCCGGTCCCGGGCGCTGGCCGAAGCGGAGGCCCAGCGCCACCCTCACGACCACGCGCGGTCGGAGGCCAGCCGGTGAGCGCCGACCTGACCGCCGCGGCATCGCGGTACACCTCGCGGAAAATCCGCGGAAGAGGCATCGGTGACCAGTCGTGGCAGTTCCGCGCCTGGGATATGTACCACAGCGTCCCGGAGGTCCGTTTCGCTGCCGGGTGGATCGGCAACGCCATGGCCGGGGCGAGGCTGTACGCAGGCAGGCGCGCGGACGACGGCACGATCGAGCCCGCCCCTGACGGCCACCGCGCAGCCGAGATCGTCTCCCAGATCGCCGGCGGCCCCGATGGACAGGCCAAGATGCTGGGCGCCTTCGGCCGGCACCTGACCGTCCCCGGCGAAGGGTGGATCGTCATCCGCCCCAACGCCGACGTCCTCAGCCCCTACGCCGCCGAGGACGGGCACGACTGGCGGGTGCTGTCGGTCAAGGAGGTCCGCCAGCAACAGGGCAAGTTGATCGCCGAGATCGACGGCGACGAGGTCCCCATCCCCGAAGGCGACCCCGAAACGATGGACCCCGACGGGCCGGTGGCGCTGCGGGTGTGGGAGCCCGACCCGGAACGCGCGATCGAGGCGGACTCCCCGGTGCGGGCCAGCCTGGATCTGCTGGAAGAGCTGGTGCTGCTCAACGCCGCGGTCAAGGCCATCGCGCGCAGCCGGATCACCGGGCGCGGGGTTCTGCTCATCCCCAAGGGCGCCCGGTTCCCGACCAAGCCCGGCACCCCGGGCGACGCCCAAGACGACCTGATCGAGATCTTCATGCAGGTCGCCGAGACGGCGATCCGCGACCCGGAATCGGCTGCCGCCACGGTGCCGATCATCCTCGAACTGCCCCCGGACGCCATCGCCGCGATCAAGCACCTCACCTTCGAGTCGGACTTCGACGAGTTCGCCCTGAAGCTGAGGGACGAGGCAATCCGGCGCTTCGCGACCGGGCTGGACGTGCCCGCCGAGATTCTGCTCGGCATGGGCGACGTCAACCACTGGGGCCAATGGAGCCTCACGTCGGAGGCGATCCGTCTCGGCATCGAGCCCAAGTTGGCCACCGTCGCCTACGCCCTGACACAGCAGTGGCTCCGCCCGATTCTCGAAGCGGAGTCCGTCGAGGACTGGCACCGGTGGCTGGTCTGGTACGACACCGCGCCTCTGCGCGTGCGCACCAACCGCAGCGAGACCGCGCTCCAGGTGTACGACCGCGGCGGGATCTCGGCCGTCGCGCTGCGCCGCGAGACGGGATTCGAGGAGACCGACGCCCCCACCGCAGCCGAGGTCACCGCCCGCGCCAAGACCAGCGCTGGCCGGACCACACCACCCCCCGCCCAAGACTTGCCCGCAGACGAGTCCGAGTCGCCCCCCGACACCCTGCCCGCATCGGCCGTGCCCCGTCCCGCAGACGGACTCTTGGCGGCCGCAGACGGCCTGATCTGGAACGCCCTCACCTCAGCCGGGGAAAAGCTCAAGAAGACCCCGGCCTGTCCCCGCTCGGAACGGTCCCGCGCCCGCGACGTCGACGCCGCCCGCCTGCACACCTTGCTGACCGTCGACGCCACACAGGTCGAGCAGTGGCGGTTGCTCGAAGGCGCGTGGAGCCGCGCCCCCGAGATCGCCACCCGCTACGGCCTGGACGCCGACTGCCTCACCGCGACGCTGGACGACTACGCCCGCGAGCTGATCGCCGCCGGGATCGGCCACGACTTCGACCTGGTGCCCGCCGTGGTCGGCGGCTGCGTGGGAGCCGCCGCGTGACCGCGAGCCGCGACGACGCGCTCACGGCGGCCGAAGACGACTTCGCCGCCGCAGTCGCCAACGCCTGTAGCGCCGTCGCCGAGGAGTTCGCCGACTCGGTCGAGCACGCCACCGAGCTGGTCGCCGCCCGGTTCTCCGTCGGCCGGATCGCCTCCATGTGGGGAGCCCGGGTCCACGGCCTTGTCCACCGCCTGTTGGGCACCGCCCAGACCGCAGCTACGGCGGCGGCCGAGGACGTCGACGGAACTCTGCCGGACGGGTGGGACGACCTGCCCGGCCGGTACGACGACGGCCGCACCCTGCCGCCGGACATCGACAGCTACGTCACCACGACCGAGCATCTGCTCAACGCCGTGGGCGACCGCCTGGCCGAAGCCGCGCGCCGCGAGCTGGCCGCCGGCATCGACGCCGGCGAGGACATCGACCAGCTGCGCGCCCGCCTCCGGGCGGCGTTCTCTAGCGACGGCGCGCAACTTGGGCCGGGCCGTGAGGACCGCGTCGCGCGCACCGAAGCCTCGCGGGCGTGGAACACCGCGACCATGGCCGCGGCACAGGCCGCCGCCGAGCCGGGGCGACCGGTGGTCAAGCAGTGGATCACCCGCCACGACAGCAAGGTGCGCACCGCGCACAGCGACGTCGACGGCCAGCTGCGCCTGGTCGATGTGGCGTTCGCTGTCGCCGGGGTGGCCATGCAGCACCCCGGCGACCCCACGGCCCCGCCGGGGCTGGTCGTGAACTGCCGCTGTCGCCTCGGAGTGTCCCAGCGAAAGACCGCCTCCGCCCTCGGATCTCAGGCGAGCCTCGGGCGCGAATCTTCGGATGCAAGGAGCAGCACCGTGCACACCTATCCGTCGCTGACTGCGGCAGGCGGACACACCGGCGCGATGATCGCACTCGTGCCCTCCGAAGCCGACGCCGCCCACCTGGCCCTCGACCACCCCACGGCGGAGCCGGCCGACGAGCTGCACTTGACCCTGCACTACCTGGGCAACGGCGCGGACTGGGCCGACGACCACCGCGCCGACCTGACGGCCGCGCTCACCGCCGCCGCCCAAGACCTCGGGGCGGCCGTGGCAGGGAAGGCATTCGGCGCCGCCCACTGGAACGCCGACAGCGACCAGCCGTGCTGGGTGTTCTCGATCGGCGACAACCCCGACACCGACGGCCCCGGCCTCGACGCCGCCCACACCGCGGCGATCACCGCGCTGGAGGGCATGCACCGGCAGCCCGACCTACCGGCCCAGCACACCCCGTGGCAACCGCACGTCGCCGCCGCCTACAGCCCCGACACCGGGCTCGTTGCGGCGATGAACGACCGCCTCGGGCCGATCACCTTCGACCGTATCCGCGTTGCCTTCGCGGGCGACATCACCGACATCCCTCTCGGCCCGCAGGAGGCGGACATGGCCGACCAGAACGACAACGCCCAAGCCGACACCACCCCCGTCCCGTGGTCGACGCCAGGCACCACCGCCCTCGCCTTCGAGAACCAGCAGACGGGCGACGGCCGGATCTTCGCCGCAGGCTCCCTGTACTGGGAGGGTGGCCCGTGGCCGCTCCAGCACGCCGAGGAGATGAACGGCGGCCACCAGGGTGCCGAGCTGGCCGCCAGCATTCAGACCATCGCGCGGGACGGCGACCGCATCACCGGG